AGAAAAATCAGATAAAGGAGATGGAAATGCTATAACTGTAGCAACTCACGAACCTAATAGTCCGATAATTCAAACTGGTAAAAGAGTAGGTTCTAAAATTATGTTACCAAATGGTAATTATTTAGAAGAAACTGCTTATTACTATGTTTTAATGGAAACAAATGCAGGTGGTATGACACCGGCTTTGATTACTATGAAATCTTCACAACTTACTGTTAGTAAAAAATGGATTGCCATGATGAAACTAATGCAAGTAGATATTGGTGAAGGTAAGGTCGGTAGACCTCCAATGCATGGAGTTGTGTACAATTTATCATCAGCACTGCAAAAGAACGACAAAGGTTCTTGGTATGGTTGGTCTGTAACACAAGACAGAATTATGGGACAGGAAGACGTAGCTTTGTATAAACAAGCTAAAGGTCTTAAAGATACTGTTTCAAAAGGGAACGTGCAAACAAAAGCTGTAGCAGAAGAGAAAGCTAAAGATAGTACTCCGTACTAAATTTAGTTTAAGGGGATCGCAAGATCCCCTTTACAAAGAAAGGATAATAAAATATATGGATAAATTCAAACAAATATTTAACGGATTAACAATAGCATATGGACAATACCAACCCGGTGACAGAGGAGAGAATGGTAAACAACAAGGAAAAGCCTTTATTGTTCGTAAAGACGTCACCGACGAACTTTGGACCAATCATCTTGAAGGAAAAGGAGCAGCCCTTGGGATTATCCCTATCACAGAAAATAATGATTGTAGGTGGGGGTGCATTGATATTGACGAATATAACCTTGATCACACTGGCCTCATTAAAAGTATTCGGGATCTTAAACTCCCTTTAGTAGTTTGCCGTTCTAAATCAGGCGGCGCTCACGTTTTTTTATTTACCAAAGAAAATATATCTGCATCATTGATGCAATCAAAATTAAAACAAATGTCTATCATACTTGGTTATGAAGGCTCTGAAATATTTCCTAAACAAACAGAAATTTTAGTGGAACGTGGTGACACTGGTAATTTCTTAAACTTACCTTACCACAATCAAATGAAAGGACTACGATATGCTATCAACGATACTGGCGCCGGTTGTACACTTGAGGAATTTTATAAGCTCTATGATGAGTTTTCTTTACGAAAAGAAGAGGTGGAACAAATTAAAACGGAAGAGAAAAAAATAGAAGAAGCATTTCCTGGAGGACCCCCTTGCTTAAACAAATTGGCAGCAATAGGTTTTGGTGAGGGTTCCAGAAACAATGCATTATTTAATGTAGCGGTTTATTACAAACAATCACATCCTGATACATGGGAAGATGAAATTGTAAAAGCTAATTCAAAATATATGGATCCTGCTTTAAGTAATAACGAAGTCCAACAATTAATTAAATCAGTAAATAGAAAAGGTTATGACAAATACAGATGTAAAGATGCACCTATCAATGCGGTATGTCAATCTGGTTTATGTAGAACTAAAAGATTTGGTGTAGGGTTTGGTGAAGAAGAAATGCCAGTATTAGGTAGTCTTACAAAATATACATCAACACCTCCTCAATGGTTTTTAAATGTAGATAAAACTAGAATAGAATTAAAATCAGAACAACTCTATAGTCCACCTTTGTTTGCGTTAGCATGTTTAGATCAAGCTAATTTAATTGTACCTGTACCTAAACCTAAAGATTGGAAACAACATTTTTTAAAACCAATGATGCAAAATTTACAATCAGTAGAACCACTAGAATCTTTAAATCCTACTAATGAAATTACAGGACTCTTGCAAGACTGGACTACTAATAGACAAAGTGCAAGAACTATGGATGATATATTTAATAAATTACCTTACACCGAAGATGGTTTTACATATTTTAGAATGGAAGATTTTTATGCATTTCTTAAAAAAAATAATTGGGACATGGATAAAGTTAAAACAGGTAATTTAATTAAAAGACTAGATGATATATTTATAGAAGAAACAAGACTTAGGATTAAATCTCAACATCCAAGAGTTGTTAAAATAAAAACTATGAAAAAAATAGAAGCAGCAGTTTCTAAAATAACTTACCAACAGGAAGATTTTTAATGAATACATATACTGAAATTTTTGGTTTGTTGATTATAACAATTTTTATTTTTGAATTGGTATAATGAAATATTCTAAAGACATAGGACCTAATTGGCATTTAAGATTTAGATTAATAATACAAGAATTAAAAGAAGAATTAGAAGTAACACAAATACAGTTAGAAATAGCAGAAAGGAAGTTAAAAAAACATGAAGACAATAATACTAGGGCCACCAGGAACGGGAAAAACAACAACGTTGTTAAACTTGGTGGACGAATTCATTCAACAAGGGATTCGACCTAAACAAATAGGGTACTTTTCGTTTACTAAAAAAGCCGCAACAGAGGCAGCTAATCGTGCGGCTGAAAAATTTGGTTTAGATATAGAGAATGATCTATCTAATTTTAGAACTTTACACTCATTAGCTTTTAGAAATTTAGGAATGACTAAAGAAAAAATGATGAAGCAAGAAGACTATAAAGAATTTGGGCAAAAATGTGGCATACCTATTAAAACCGCAAACTATTCATCTGAAGATGGTACATTTAATTCTGATAATGAATACTTAACAATCATTAACACAGCTAGAGTTAAACGTATAGATTTGTTAGATTATTATGATTCAAGACAAAACATACTAGACATAGAAAGAAATACATTATTTTTATTAGCGGAAGAATTAAAAAGATTTAAAAAAGAAAAAGGTTTAAAAGATTTTACGGATTTATTAGAAGATTTTATTGAAAAGTCATTACCGGGAAGTTTAGAAGTATTGTTTATTGATGAGGCACAAGATCTATCTTTAATACAATGGGAAATGGTTAGACATCTTTGGAAACATGCAAAAAAAACTTACATAGCGGGTGACGATGACCAGGCTATATTTAAATGGGCTGGAGCAGATGTTGATCACTTCATAGCACTTAGAGAAGAAGTAAATGATATTAAAGTATTAGATCAATCTTATAGAATACCAGGTGGACCCATACACGAATTATCACAAAAAATAATAAACAAAGTGCAGAACAGATTTATTAAAGAATATAAACCCAGAGAAGAAATAGGATTATTAAAAAGATATTCTGATATAACACAGGTAGATATGAGTAAAGGTAACTGGCTAGTATTATCCTCTGCAAATTATTTTTTAGATGATGCTAAAGATTTATGTGAAATACAAGGATGGTACTATCAATACAAAGGAATAAATTCTATATCTTTAAAATTATTACTTGCTTTAAATAACTGGGAACATTGGCGTAAAGGTGAATTATTAAATCATTTAGAAATTAAAAATATTTATCAATATCTTGGATCTAATGTATTGGTTGGGTTTCAAAAAGGTAAAACTCTTCATTCGGATGCGAAGTATACATTAAAAGAATGTCAAGAACAACATGGATTAACAGCATCTGATGTTTGGTTTAAATCTTTTGAAGGTTTAGATCCTATAACAGAAACTTATATTCGTAATATGAGGGCGAATGATGAGATGATAAATAAAAATCCTCGTATAAAAATGTCAACTATACACGCAGCGAAAGGAGGAGAAGCCGACAACGTTTTATTATTACAGGACCTAACAGGTGCAGCACTAGAAACTTTTAGTCACGACCCAGATGAACTACATAGATTATTTTATACTGGAGCGACGAGAGCGAAGCGTGAATTGCATTTACTAGATCCTAAAAACTTTGATAGGGCTTATATATTATGAAATGCTGGCACTGTAACACTGAACTAATATGGGGTGGGGATCACGACACTGATGAAAATGAAGACTATGATATTGTAAGTAATTTATCTTGTCCACATTGTCATGCAGCTGTTGATGTTTGGCATCCATCCGAAAAACTAATAAAAGAATATAAAGATTATGAGGAGAAAAAAAATGACAACTAAAGATATATTTAAAAAAGCAGCATACGACTCATTAGAAAAACAAGTAGGAGGTAAACATTATAAAAATATGAAAATACAACCTGCTGAATTTATTAACGAAAATAAGTTGCTTTTTGCAGAGGGCAACGCTATAAAGTATATATGTAGGCACTCTCTAAAAGGAGGCATACAAGATATAGATAAAGCTATACATTATCTAGAAATGGTGAAAGAGAGAGATTACGAATGAGAAGAACCCAAATACCTTTATTTGCACCCGAAACAGAATGGGTTGCACCGCACGAACTAAAAGATTTATCAGGAGCAAAAGAAGTTGCAATTGATTTAGAAACATATGACCCTGAACTTACTACATTAGGATCAGGTAATGTTATAGGAAGAGGGCACATTGCTGGCGTTGCGGTGGCCGTAGAAGGGTGGAAAGGTTATTATCCTATAGGACACGAGGGTGGTGGAAATATGGATAAAAAACTTGTTTTAGAGTGGGTCCAGGATCTAGTCAATCAAGAAAAAACTACATTTATATTTCACAATGCAATGTATGACGTCTGCTGGTTAAGACAAGCAGGTATAAAAATTAGAGGTAAGATTGTTGACACTATGATTGCAGCGTCTTTAATAGATGAAAATAGATTGTCTTATGCATTAAATACGTTGGCTAAATTTTATGTTGGCATGGGTAAGAATGAAACATTATTAAATGAAGCAGCTAAAAGTTATTCGGTAAATCCTAAATCAGAAATGTATAAACTTCCTGCTATGTATGTAGGAGAATATGCTGAACGTGATGCGGAAGCTACATTAAAGTTATGGCAAAGATTAATTATTGAATTACATAACCAAGAACTTATGGATGTATTTAACCTGGAAACAAAATTATTTCCTTGTTTAGTTGATATGAGATTTAAAGGTGTAAGAGTTGATCTTGAACATGCAGACAAATTAAAGAAAAATTTAATGCAACGTGAAGCTAAAATTATTAGTAAAATCAAAGAGTTGACAGGAATTGATGTAGAAATACATGCAGCAAGAAGTATTGCTAAAGCATTTGACAAACTTAAACTTCCTTATGATAGGACAGAAAAAAGTAATGAGCCTAGCTTTACTAAAAACTTTTTACAAAACCATCCACATGAACTAGCTAGATCAATTGCTGATGCAAGGGAGATTAACAAAGCGCATACAACTTTTATAGATTCAATTACAAAACATTCTGCTAAAGGTAGAATTCATGCAGATATAAATCAAATAAGATCAGATCAAGGTGGAACCGTGACAGGTAGATTCTCTATGAGCAATCCAAACTTACAACAAATTCCAGCGAGGCATCCGGAGCTTGGACCGATGATTAGATCTATATTTATTCCTGAAGATAATACTAAATGGGGATCGTTTGACTATTCTCAACAAGAACCTAGAATTTTAGTACACTATGCAAAGTTACAAAATTTAGAAGGTGTAGATGAAATTGTAAATGCATACAATGCAGGAGATGCAGACTTTCACCAAGT